CGCCCCCTCTAATTAAGAAACTTAACGCGCACGTGCGCGAGGCCGGTTCTCTTCGACTACCCGCCGCAAGCTTCGCTTCCGCCGGCCTCAACCCTTCGGGGTTGAACTCACCGCCGAGCGTAGCTCTCGGCGGGGTGACACATGCCGCCCTTGAGGGGCGGATATCGCACCGGCGCTTACCGCCGGTGCTCTTAGGCGGGGGTGTTCAAAATCCCTCGGTCTATGTGTCGCCGATGCAGGCGGCTGGTTCCTCTCGGGGAACCATTTTGCCCGCAACACCGCGCGGAAGCGCGGTACTCAAGCGCGTGGGCGACGAACAGTCGCCTTGCGCGGCTGGCTCATCCTTGGTGTGTCCGCTGTGGTTCGGTCGTTGACCTCACCGCCGATCACATCATTCCGCGTTCTCGCGGCGGATCAGATGCACTCCACAACATTCAGGTGCTTTGTAGATCCTGCAATTCGAGTCTCGGAAACAAAAAGAATCACCGGAGGGGGTGAAATTCTCGTGCCAGGGCCTTTGCCGAAGCCAACCCAACTCAAACTCTTGACTGGCAATCCAGGCAACAGGCCCCTTCCCGAGAACGAACCCGAGCCCACCAAGGGCGAACCTAAAATGCCTTCCTGGCTGAAGGGCCGCGCCCGAGCGGCCTGGAAGGAGCTAGTCCCGGAGCTGGACCGCATCGGGCTTCTGACCGTCGTTGACGGTCACGCTCTGGCCGTGTACTGCGAGGCGTGGGCGACGTACGTCGAGGCCTCAGAGGTTGTCCGCCAAGAGGGAATCCTCGTGGATTCCTACCGGGGCGGGAAGGCCAAGAACCCGGCTGCGCAGATCATGCGGGATTCCGCGGATCTGATGATGAAGGTCGGGAGCCAGTACGGACTGACGCCGGCCACCAGGACGCGGCTTCAGGTGCCGGGCGCCGGCAAAGACGGTTTCGATATGGAGTCGCTTTTGAGCGGCTGAGGTTTCCAGCGGACACGGGGGGCCGCTGGATTGGCGGTTGAGGCCCCGGGGTTGAGCCTGACTCCCCCGGGGTTTCCCGCAAACTGCCGGTAGCTCAGTAGGTAGAGCGGCGGATTGAAAATCCGCAGGTCGCAGGTTCGATTCCTGCCCGGTCGGCTTTTCTCGGGTAGTTCAATGGCAGAACAGCGGGACTATATCCCGTGCGTTGCGGGTTCGAGTCCCGTCCCGAGAGCCTTAAGGGGGCCTCATGGCACGAGTTCAAACGAGGGTGGCGCGGGTTCCGCGCGTTGCCGCCCCGAAGGCGGTTCGGGCGCCAAGGCCTCCGAAACCTCCGAACGCGGTGACGCTGCCTGGTTACACGGCCGGCCGTTCCTCGAACCACGCGCCCCGCACCGGGGCACACGTCCACCACCATCACGCAACGCCGAAGGCGAAGCACCTCCACGCAGCTCCTAAGCATGCCCTGAAGCGGCATGCGCACAAGCCGCATCACTGACGTCTGCGTATCGTCCTTGACGATCGCCCGTCAAGGACGATACGTTCTTCCCGGTAGGCACTGGGGCCCGTTCCAGCGGACCCCAGTGCACTTGGACACCAGGGATAGGACCCCCAGTGCAGATCGAGCGTAGCAACCCCACCAATCACTTCACGATCATCCCGAATGGGACGCTTCAGGATCATGGGCTGTCGTTCACGGCCCGGGGCATTCTGGCCTACCTGGTGTCGCTGCCTGATGGCAGCCGCGAAAGCATTAAGACCCTGGCTGGTAGGTCGCGGGAGGGGCGTACGGCCGTTGCGAACGCCATGCGCGAGTTGGAGGCCGCGGGCTTCCTGAGGCGCGTCAAGCGGCACGCTGACGGTGCGATCGGAACCCGGCTGGTTGTGTCGGATGCGCCGATGGTCGATTCACTGGGGCCTGCAATCGTGGACTCCACGCCCGTGGGCCCCGGGATCACGGGCCAGGAAGTACCAAAGGACCTTTCTTCAAAGAACCCCACCCCAACCCCACCCCCTACTGCGGGTTCGGTAAATCCCAACCCAACCCAACCCCCGAACGCGCCTGCGGCGCAGGTTGGGTCTGGTTCGGTCGAGATGACTCAGACTGAGAAGGCCCTTGCGGGCCTGGCAGCGATCGACGGCCGTCTGCATCTGTCGGCGGCTGACGTGGCGTCCTTGACGCCTCTTGCCGATGAGTGGTTTGCCCGTGGCGCCGATGAGCGGCGTTTCGGCGCCGTGTTGACGCTGGGGCTTCCGGAGACGATTAACCATCCGGCGGCGTTCCTGCGACGCAGGCTCACCGACAAGATGCCCGCTGCGCGGCCCTCAGTGGCCGCTGTGACCGCCCCGCAGGCGGCCCGGCACCTCTGCCCCGAGTGCGAGCGCCCGAAGGCCTCTGAAGGCCTCTGCGCGGATTGCGGCGTCAAGGACGCTACGCCCGTCGAGCCCGGCTCTCGTGACTGGCGCCAGATGGCCCGACAGTTTGGCATCGGGGCCTTGGCAGCCTAATCCCGCCCCTTCTAGAACCAGCACCGGAGGCCCCTCAGGGGGCCTTTCGGCGTGCGCTTGGGGGTGGGGATGCTTCTCGCCCCCCACGCTCCCCCAGACGCCGCCGAAGGCACGTTCCGTTGGGATCAGGGCGCAGCCGACCGGGTTGTGAACTTCATTCAGCGGGTCCTGGTGCACACGAAGGGCCGGCACGCACGCAAACCTTTCCTGTTGGCTGACTGGCAGAAGAACGAGATTGTTCGTCCGCTGTTCGGGACGATGGCCTTCGATGAACAATACGACGAATGGGTGCGTCAGTACCGCGTCGCATGGCTTGAGATGGCCCGCAAGAACGGCAAGTCAGAGCTTGCGTCCGCGTTCGCCCTGTACGGCCTTGTAGGCGACGGGGAGGAATCCGCGGAGGTCTATTCGGTCGCGGCCGACCGTGATCAGGCCTCACTCGTTTTCGACGTCGCGAAGCGGATGGTTGAGCTTTCTCCCATCCTGTCAAAGCGCCTTGAGGTTGTCGCTTCTAAGAAGCGCATCATTGATCCGAAGACCAACAGCTTTTATGCAGTCCTCCCCGGGGACGCCTCCGGCGCCCTTGGTACTAACCCGTCAATGGTCCTCTTCGACGAGGTCTTGACGCAGAAGGACCGGCATCTTTGGGATGCCATGCGCCAGGGTTTCGGCACCCGAAGCCAGCCGATTCTCATTGCCACTACTACAGCCGCGTACACCAGTGCGCGTTTCGCACTGGAGGAACACGAGTATGGGGAACAGCTCCTCACAAATCCTTCCGCCGACTCCGCCCGGTTCGTGTTCATGCGAAACACACCGCGCGATGCAGACTGGCGACATGAAGGCCACCCCGCCGATCCCGAACGAGGGATCGAAGCAACCGGTTGGTACGTCGCAAACCCCGCCCTCGGAGACTTCCTTTCAATCGGAAACCTCCGATCTGAAGCTGTAGAAGCCGAGTCCAAGCCCTCAGCCGAGAACGCGTTCCGCGTGTTCCGGCTGAACCAATGGGTTTCGCAGGCGGAACGCTGGCTTGATATGGCCGTGTGGGACGCCAACGCGTCCATGGCGGTTGACCGGGAGGCCTTGAAGGGCCGTTGCTGCTTTGCCGGCCTCGACCTTGCCTCTGTCTCCGACTTCACCGCGTGGGTTCTTCTCTTCCCGGGTTCCCCTGAGGACCCGGAAGCCGAAGGCTTCACGGTCCTTCCGCGTTTCTGGATACCCCGGAAGGCTCTCAAGGCCAGGGGTGCTCAGCGGGAAACGCTTGAGTACTGGCAGAACCTCGGATACCTGACGATCACCGACTCTGACACCACCGATTACAACGTGGTGAAGGAAGAGATCGGCAAGGACGCCGAAGACTTCTGCATTGACCTTTTCGGCTATGACCCGTGGAACGCCACTCACCTTGTGAGTGAGCTTGAGGACGGGGGCCTCAACGGCGTTAAGGCGCCTCAGACGTCGGCCCGCATGACCGACCCGTGCAAGTGGATGGAAAGCCTCCTTGCGCAGGGCCAGCTACAGCACGGCGGCAACCCGGTTCTTCGCTGGATGGCCGACAACGTGGAAATTCAATACACGGGGGAAGGCCTGTTCAAGCCTTCTAAAGCCAAGTCCGGAGACAAGATCGACGGCATTAGCGCGCTTCTGAACGCGCTGTTTGTTGCCTTCACTGAAGACGATACAGAGGTGGGCTTTATCAGCCTTGCCGACTAACGGGGGTGGGTTGATGAAGAAGCGCATTGACTATCAGGACATCGTGGCGACCGCGCTTGAGGTTCTGGGCGCCGCGGCCGTCAGCTACGGCGCCGGCCTGGCCTACACGCCGCTTGGCTGGCTGCTCGGGGGCCTTGCCAGTATCGGTGTTGGCATTTCCCTGGCGCCCAAGACGCCTGAGGCGGAAGTGCGGAGGCCTGAGCACCGGTGAGCCTCTTTTCTCGATTTGAGAGGCGTACGGGTGGTCTCGGGTGGCTGTCTTCACAGCCGCCTGTTGACTGGGTTCGAAACGCCTTCTTTGCCAATGATCCGAACTACTCGGGCAAGCAAGTCAACGAGCAGTCGGCCATGCAGGTGTCGGCCGTCTACTACTGCGTTGGCCTCATCTGCGACGCTATCGCGTCGCTCCCGGTCCAGGTCTACAAAGAATACCCGGACGGCACCACGGACTATGTGAAGATACCGACCTGGCTTCGCAAGCCCAATTACCGCATGACACCTTTCGACTTCTGGCAGCGCGTCTTTATGTCGCTGCTGGTCAACGGCAATGCCT